CAATGTCATATTTAGGATTGGTTGCATTTTCACTTGTATTAATTACTACTCCATTTGGATTTTCTGAATCACTAAATACACTAATTACAGTATTATCACCTTGTTTTGATGTAACAACAACATAAGTATTATTATAATCATTTGTTACATTATTTAACTTAGGTGTTAATACAATATTTTTTAATTTATTATATGGAAACTGAAATTCAAAATTATTAGATGTATAATTATTTGAAACTGGATATTTTAATCCCATATAAAATATAGGTTTATTATTTTCTATACGGAAATAAGCATAAAATGAATAACTTTCTTTTATCATTTGTATAATTTCAGATACATTCATTAAATTAATACCTTTTATCTTTTGAAATGTAAAGTCTATTATTTCAATTTGATTATCTGGTAATTTTGTTGTACTAATACCAGAATCTCTAATTGCATTTACTATAAAACTCTTTAATGTATAATTCTTTTCGCTATAATTAACTCTTTTACTATATTTAAATAAATACATACTATCTTCACATTTTAATATGATATTAGTATCATTTTCTTTAATAGATTCAATATATCCAATAAATTTAATAGGTTCATTAGTAAAATTAGTTATATTATATCCATATTTAATTTCTACTCTTGAACCAACAAATAATCTATAATTATTAGTATCATAATTATATCCAAATTCTATAACTTTATTTGAATTTAATTCTATTATTGCATCTGGTTTTGGTAATATAATTTCACATAAATCAGTAAGATTATCTATTTTATTTTCAATACTGAATCCAACAACTTTATTAATAATAGTAGATGGTATTAATTCATATTCACCTTTTGTTATAGAGGTAGTTACAACCTTTTTACCATTTACAACTTTTGTAATAGGATCTACTTCTTCATAATATTTATTATAAACACTTATTTCGCAATTTAAACTAAATACCATAACTTTTTTAATTTATTTTAGGTTTGAATATACTATTTTGATCATCTATTAATACAGACGTTAAATTTATTTCTATTGCTGTTATATTTGTATATTCACTTGATTGATTTATTTTATGATCATTTAATACAACTGTTTTAACTTTAAACAAATCATTTAAATAAGGATTATTAATATTTAAATAAGTTTTAATAGATGATATTTTATTAAGGTCTTTTATACCATCAAAGTCATATTTCCAAACTGAATCGCCAGCTAATATTCCAACTATATTTATTTTATAACTACAATTATCAACAATTTCAAATATTGAACTATCTAATCCTTGTACTTTAGTTTCAATTATTTCTCTATTCCTATCTACTGTTATAATTGGATTTTCTATTATAAATCTATTAATATTATTATCTCTTAATACTACATATCTATCACCAATTGGAGTATTAAAATTTAAAAATCCACTTGTTGTAGTATTATCAATATAATTCTCAGGATGTAATATATCATCTTGTGCATCTTCTGTAATAAATCTTAATGCTCTTGAACCAGCTTCTCTACTAAAATTAAATAATTTATTAGCAGTTTCTTCGTTTTTACTTGTAAATCTTTCTACTCCGTTTGGCATAATTTATTTTTTTAATTTTATATTAGTTGCATCTGTTAAAGCTTTAATTAATGCTGTTTCAACTATATTACTTATTTCTGTTGATGATTCTGTTATATTTTGTGTAGTTATAACTATTCCACCAGAATCTATTACTTTATTTATAGATAATGTAACATTTGTTATACTTCTATCAGTTTTTAAATTAGTATCTGAACCAGTTAATCCTGCATCTTTTGTAATATTATTTATTTTATCTTCCTTATCTTTCTTATCTCTAATTTTAATTTCTTCTGCTGTTAATATAGGAGAATCTGCACCTTTTTTTGGTTTAGTCAATCCTGGTATATTAAGATTAGATAATATATCACCAGCAGATGTTCCTGGTTCATAAGCATTTCTATTTTTATTATCATTATTTACTTTTTTATCTGGTTCTGGAGAATCATATGTAATCATTTCAATAAATAAGTCATATATATCACTCATCCATTTAAATGCATCCATTATACCATTTTTTAAAGCTGTTACAAAATCTCCAACACTTGAAATTATTTTTTTAACCACTTCAAAATGTGTAACCCATTTAACCCAGGTAACATATAATGTAACTAAAACATCTATTATACTAGTAAATATTTTTAATGTTATCCATATTGGAGCTGTTAATATTTTACCTAAAACAATTAAAGTATTAAATACACCAGCAATAAACGAAACTTTATCACCAACTGCTCCAAATATACTAAATAATTTACCAACTGAATTTAAAATACTAAATATTGGTTCTAAAGTAAACATAAGTTGTTCTTTCCAAATACTAAAATTAGCACCAATTGCTAATACCCAATCTTTAATTTCTATAAATACAGGGACAGCATTTGTTTTAATCCAATTAAAAGCAATAGTAGCATTAGCAATTATAGCATTAAAATCTATATTTTTCATTAAATAATCCATTGAATCTGATAAAATAGAAACAACACCTTTAAAAGCAGGCATTAATTTCATACCTATTTGTCCAAAAATAGATTCTAATTTAGATGAAAATGTACTCCATAATCCTGCTAATGATTTTGATTGTGATTCCATTGCTTTATAAAACATTCCACCTTCAGATGTTACTTTTTGAAATGCTTTAGTTACTTCATTAGCTGAAATACCACCTTTTTCCATACGTTTGGTTAATTTCAACATAGATTCACCAGTTGTTTCTGATATTACTTTTAATGGATTAAACCCAGTTTCAACCATTTGTAAAACCTCTTGCCCCATTAATCTACCTTTAGCCATTGTTTGCCCATATGCAAGATTTAATCTGTCAAATTTATCTTTATTACCAAGTGAAACATCTCCCAACATTCTTTGTGTTGGTATAATGCTTTCTAATGTTATACCATATGCAAGTAATGTTTTAGCACTATTATTAAGATCAGAGGTTGTTAATGGGGTTTGTGCTTCTAATTTTTTAATATCAGCCATCAAAGTTTTAGCTTTTTCAGCGGATTGAAGCATTGTTGTAAAAGCAATTTGATTTTGTTCTAAATCAGCAGTTGTAGATATAATATTTTTACCTAATATTGCAATTCCTGCTCCAGCTACTGCAATACCACCTAATGCTAATCCACCAATCATTCCACCAGCTCCACCTAATCCACCAGCAATAGTTGAACCTGCTCCACCAGATTTACCAGTAGCTCCAGTACTTCCAACTCCACTTAATTTAGATTTTGATTTAGATGCTTTATTATTAATAGAACTTAATTTATTATCTACTTTATTAAGACTGTTTAATAATCCATCAAATTTAACATTGGATATTTTAAGCATATCCTTACCTAATTTTAATACAACATTATCTAACTTTTGAGTAAGTTTAATAATATTATTAAGTTTAGATGATATAAGGTCATTTAATGTAGCAGTTACTTGTATATTATTCATTTTTATTTAATATATTATTTATGAATGTTTTTCTATCTTGCACTGGATTTGAATATTTAGTTTCTGATTTATCACCAGGGTTTTCTTGTTCTAAAATCCACTGTAATTGACTATACAAGTCTGCCCAAGAATCATCTGTTAAATTATTTAATTCTTCAGTCGATATATGAAAATATCTTCTGAGTGCAGCATATGATTTACGTATTATATCAGAGTCTTTATTTGCTGATATTTTATATAAATCTAATTTTTTTTTAAAGTGGCACTTCTTACAGATACTACTTTTTCTAATAATGGCATTAATGATAATATATAATCATCATTTGTTTTAATATCTTCATCACCTTCTACCCAGCAAGTGTTTAATAATAAACCAATTGCACTTACTGAATCCTTTTCCATTGTATTAAATAAAGATGATAATTCAGCAATTCTAGGTTTTCTAATAATACAACTTTTATTATCAATTATAACTTTATATTTATTATCTTCTAATACAAATTCAACTGGATAATTTTCTAATATTTGGTCAACTGTTGAAATTACAGATAGAAATAAATCACTATCTTCTTTAATTTCTTCATCACCACCTAACCAGCAATCTGTTAATAATAAATATAATGCTGATATTTTATCTACTTGCATTAAACTTACAACCTTAGACAATATATTTTTTGTTGGTTTTCTTAAAAAGCAAATATATTCTGATTCAATTTCTATTGTGAAATATTTAATAGATTGTTCATCTAATTTATCAGTTAATATTTTATATTTTTGTTCTTCTTTAATTTCTTCTTTTTTCATTTTGATTGATTTTTTTATTTATCTATTGAATGCTGTAAAGTTTTTTAAACTTATTTTATTTCTTCTATTTTGATCTATAATTGAAATTGGTTTCCATACAATATGTGTTGCAATTAATGAAAATGTAGTTTCTATATTCATATCACCTTGATTAACACTGAATCCATTATTAGTAAATTGACAATTTTTAACTACAAAAGTTTTAGGTAGTTTATTAGTTACTAATCTTGCTAATTCTTGATCTGCTAAACCTTGATAACTAAATATACTAATAGGATTTACACTAAATACATCTGTAAGCATCATAGTAATAATTATATCAAATGGTGGTAAATTAGACAATATACCATTAATTGCAACATTTTGTAATGCAAATATTTCATCAGCATTTAAAGTAATTGAAACATTTGATTCTATATGTCCATATCCTCTGTGTGTTACATAAGGACCTGTACCATATAAATTATCAGTAGTCATTTTATCTTCTAAACTAATATTACTAATTCCTATGATAGGAACTCCTTGAATAAATAATTCAATAGTTCCCCAATCATAAGCTTTTCCATTTAATATAATACCTCTATCGTGTACCATTTATATGTTTTATTTTGTAATTATGCTATTAACGAGTTAAGGTATTTGATGGTCTTGATGGTCTTGGTAATACTTCAGTTCCATAAATTATTCTAGTTGGATTCAAATTTAATTCAATTTCTAATCCCATATCATTTTGAGTTGCTTCAAAATAAGTAGAATCAATTGAACATCCTTGAATAACATCTGTAACAACAGCTGTTGTAGAATTTCCTGGTTTGTAAACTACATTAATATCAAAAGCATCTAAGTTTTGAACTTTATTATTTACTGCTAAATTTATTAATTTTCGCATTTGAAATAAAGAAATAGTCATATTTGCTTTTACATCTACATTTCCTTGACCTTTAGAAACTGGATAACTACCTGCACCATAATTCTTTTTACTTTCTCTTGTTTCACCATAATTTAATTTTGATATTTCTACAATAAAAGTATTTCCTAAAGATCCAGGAGCATTATCACCCCATTGAAACTCAATTGAACTCCAGTCGTAGCATATACCATTAATTTGTGGATTGTTATTATCTAAAATCATAATTGTTTTATTTTTTTAATGTGTTAAAATATATGTACTATTTGAAGATGGATATATTTGAACAAAATTAGTATATTCAAAATCATATACTGAATGTCCTAAAACTAAATCATCTGATTCAACAGTAATTGTAGCTATTCCAAATCCTTGTTCCCAAGTTTGTGTTTCTTCTCTTGTTACAAGTAAACTAATTATAGATGTTGAAGTTGTTAATTTACCCCAACCTGCTAATGTTATTAAACTGTATTTTGCAAAAATAGTACCTTTGTTTGATAATGTTACTAAAATATTAGTAACTGCTGGAACACTTACATCAATTGGTAATCCAGTTTCATCACTGATAACTGGAATTTCCATTGACAAAGATTCACCTTTTCTAATTATATATTTTGGATTATTCATATTATAAATTATTCTTTTTATTTAATGTTTTAATCATACTTTGTTTAATTTTTTCATTATGTTCAATTGAATGTTTTTTTCCTAATTTAGCATTACTAATATTCTTTTTTGTTTCATCTGAACATTTTTTTCCTTTTTTATTTGTATTACCTTTTAAACTTTCGCTTATTTGTTTTTTTGTATAATCACTTAAAAAAGTTTTATCATCCAAACTATATTTTAAATTATATCCTATAGGAACTAATGTATTTAATTCTATGATATATTTAGCTTCATTACGTTTTAATTCTATATTATCTACATTATCTTCTAATAAAATCCATTTAAACATATCTATACCATATTTTCTAAGTGCTTTATGAAATAAATCTTTACATTTATTACTTTTATGTTCGTGCTCATATCTTCTTATTTCTAATGATTTAGATGTTTCGCCTATATATTTTTTATTATTAATAATATTTATTACTAAATAAATTTGTCCCATTTTATATATTTAATTTATAATGATACAACATAGCCAATAGTCACTTCAATTTGTCTAGCTGTTCCATAAGGAATAACTCGTATAACTATTTGTAATTTACTGGTTACTAATATATTTTGATTTGAATCAATTTCAACAACACCTGCTGATAATTCACCCGCTCCAATCATTTTATCAATATAATTATTAGTTATACTTTTAAAGAATTCGATTGTTGAACTTGCAATTTGACCAGTTGAAGATATTTTAATTGGACTATTAAGATAAGGTAACAATTTAGTTCTTACACCTCTTATTGCTTTATCGATAGTTCTAACTTCAGTTATATAAGCGTAATCAGAAATAGTTTTATCTGCTGTATGATTATCATTAAGATAAGTTCCTGATATTCCAACGTGTTTTTTCAAGAATAAATATCCTAAAGCATTAATTTGATTTAATACAGATGTACTTAAACTTGAAACTAATGTACCATTTCCAAATGCTGGAACTTCTAATTCTCCACCAGATGCTATATTGAATTTTAAAATCCAAGCAATAGATTCTTGAACCATTGCATTAGATAACAAACCTAATGTTGCACCAACTGCTGGAATACTTGTTCCTTCAGATGTATATAAAGTTGACCCAACTCCTGCACCATCTTGAGCAATTACAACAGATACATTTGGTGATACTGTTGATAAAGTTTTTAAAGATGCTAAAGTAGTTAAATCAGATGTTGCTTTAATATTTGAACCATAAATAAAAGATGCTGGCATATGTTCAGTTGTACACAAAGTTGCTATTGCTTGAACTTTTTCAACATCACCAGATGCATAAATATTTTTAGTATTATAAACACCAAATTGTCTAATTTCACCCTGTGCAAATATTTGCATTAGATATGCTTCATTAAAAGTTAAAGCAACAGGAGTAGATTCTTTTACTGTATCATTAAATAGACCAACATATAAATCAGCATTACCAGTAATTCTGAAATATTCTGAAACTTGATACCAATATTCTTTTGTAAGTGCATTTGTAGATGTTATTCCTATCTTTTCAAAATCTGATAAACGGTTAAATTTTATAATACGATTAGTAGCAGTAAAAGTTGTTACACCATTAGTTGTAAAAGTAGTATTATCTTTAAATTTTGCATCATAAAATGCTATACCAGAAATATAATCTTGTTCAGGACTTGTTCTACCTAATCCACCTTCGGATTTTATAAAAATTACGTCGTTCATTATATTTTATATTTTTTAAATTATTTGTAAAAAAGTGTGGGAGATTTTAACCTCCCCACACATCAACCAATCAAAAAAGAATGGTTATTTTATTCTAAGCTGCTGTTTCAATAATAGTTACAACGCCATATTCATCAGAACGAGATTTACTTGCACCTGATAAAATTTCTGCTGACATAACTGTACCATAATAAATAGGATCTTCATTAGAATATCTAAATGTGAATCCGCCATTTCCAGAATCACCTGTTGCTTTTCTAACGAAATCTGGATGCCAACAAATTGCACCTAAATTAGTTGTAGCTGCATAAGCAACTGAAGGATCTTGTTTTACAGGAGTAGCTGCATTGTTATATTTTGCAACAGTTGATCTCATATAAACATCAAATCCACAAAGTCTACCAATAAAACCATTAACTACTACACCATTTAAAATTGGTAATGATCCACCAGATAAATCTGTTTTAATCAAGTTTTGAATATCTTCATAAAGATAAGCATCAACTAACATTTTACGTCCTTCCATTGGAATATTTTGAACGTTTAAAATAGAAGCTGCTCTCAATACATCTGTATAAGCGATTGCTTTTCTATTACCAGTTTGTGTTGGATGTGAAGCAAGTCGAGTTGTACCAGTTGTACGTACTTGAGAAGTTGCAACTGTATTAGCCCATTCATAAGCTACCCAATTGTAAACACCGTCAGTAAGTTGGCCTCTCATTCCTACTAAGATAGAATCCATTTTACCATAAGATAATTGCAATGCTTCTGCATTTCTTAAAGAGATAGGATCACTTGTATAAGAATGCAATACATAACTTAACATTGTATCAGTTCTGCTTGAAATAGTTGCTGGGAATATTGATCTATCTCGAACCATAGCAGGAAGTGAACCAGCTTGAGGTAAGTGTAATGCACCATTTTCAATAAAAGCTGAATCATTAACTGAGAAAGCGAAAGCGTTGTTATCTTGAAATAATTGATTTTCAATTCTACTAATCCATATTTCAGGAGTTATATTTGTACTAATTGCCATTTTATTTTATTTTTTTTAATTATTATTTTTAAATTCTGTTATTTACCTATTACACACTAATAAATATGTAAAATGCTAATTAACAATTAACCTTTATATTCTGTATTAAATTTTGCTTTAAATAATTGATCAAATAATGGTTTATTATTTAATTTTATAGTTTCTAATTCTTTTGATGCATTTTTAGCATACCAATCATAATCTTTTTTAACTTCTGTATTATCAACATCTTTAGAAAAATCAGAAAGTTTAATTGATGGAACTTTAACTATTTCAATTGATTCAAAAATTTGTTCTAAAGTTTCTAAATTATTATCAGCTAATTTTAAATATAATTCTTTAGATGATTCTTTTATTTTACCAGATTTAATTGCTTCTGATATACACAATTCAATTTTATTAACTTTATTTTGATTTAATTGAAGTTCTAATGATTTTACCCGTTCAGTCAATGTCAAATATTCTGGGAAATCTGTTATAACTTTTTTACTTTCTTTCATTAAATCTCCAACAGTAAGTATAATTTTAGTAAATTCATTATCATTTTCAGATAATTCAATATTTAATACTTTTACAAGTCTTTCAGATAATGTTAAAGCATCTGTAAGTTCAACTTTTTTACCTTTTTTATTCGGTTCAATAATTGGTTCAGTAACCTCTAATACTGGTTCAACAATTGGTTCGGTAACCTCTAATACTGGTTCAACTACTACATTTTCCATAATTTCTTTCATTATTTTAGATTCTGGGTGATTTGTAAATACACCTAATTTTATTTGATTTTTAATTTCTTCTATATCAGTTAATCCATTATAAGATAATGATATTGATATTTGATTATTAACTTTTTTAGCTTTTTTATTAGCTGGTAATGCTGTTATAGATACTTCTTTCAATAAACATTTAGTAACAATCATTTCTTCAGTTGCTTCATCTATTGTAGCTTCTAATATTTGAGCACCAATTGAAGTTCCTAATACATAACCTTTATTAATTTTATTCATTAAAGTTAATACTTCATCATCATCGGTATCAAATTCAGCTTCACCTGTTAATATTTCTTTACCATTTGAATCAAATTCATATTGTAGATTAATCCATTTACCCAATACTTCATCAACTTCGTGATTACCAAGCATTAATGGGTTTTCATTAA